TCCACCACTATCTACAAGATTTAAAATAGTGTCTGGAGATGCAGTACCAATCCCGACATTACCTGATGAATTAATAGTCATTCTTAAATTATTACCACCAGTTCCTAATCGAATATCGCCTTCACTCCTAATACCAAAAGAATCAGCACCCGGTGAATCTCCTGTAAGAAAATCTTGAGCATCACCAACGTAGGCTAAATATCCATTAGTAGTATCTTCAAATAGAATGGTAGGTGTAGCGGATTTTATATGAAGTGGCTGTGCAGGTGCATCAGCACCTAGCCCAATATTCCCATTTGTATGAATCCTGAGTCGTTCACCCCAAGCAGAACCATTATGGGTAATAAAGTTTATGCCACTTGATGCGTTATTACTTGCAAAAGAGAGCATAACCTCTCCATTGTCATATCCAATCATTCCACCTTTTGTGCCATCTGCTTTATGGATATAAAGTGCAGACCTAATATCTAAACCGTGTTCATCGGTACCATCAGTTTTTATTTTGACTTTACCTAATGATTCAATTGCATTTCCTGTACTATCTTGTTGAATCTTTAATGCAGTAGTACCAGTTGCACTTGCGTTTTGATTATAAATCATTACAAGGTCACGAGTATTTGTACTTGATGAATTAGAATGAAAATACGCACATCTACCATCATTTAAAGAGTTTGCACTTGAAACATTTAAACAAGTTCCAGAAGTGATTGCAGGAGAGGCTATATGAATCCCGTGCTGTGAAGTAGCTTCTGTATCAATATATATGGCTGGGCTATTAGCATCTTGGTTTATTGAAATAGCATAAGCCGCACCGCTTTGATTTACTGTCAAACCGACAGTTGCGGCTGTATTGGTAATTGCCATATCACCAGTTAATACTTCTGAATATGCCATTGAACCACCACCATTAACAGTTAAATCACCTGCTATGGTAACATCTCCAGATATTGTACCACCTTCCAATGCGACATTTAATCTATTATTTGTAGCATCTAAGGCCATGCTTAGTGCTTCTTGTGAGGTTACTGAGTTTGCGGAAACTGCGTTTCCTGAAGAGTCTAGAAGTACTTTGTTTAGAACTTCTTTTGCGGTGAACTTATTTGGGTTTGCCATAATCTATCCTATATTCCTCCACCACCGCTTAAAAGCATCCATATAGTTAAATTATATGTCTCACAACTTAGCGTCTATAAGAACATATAATCAATCAATTATATTAAGTAAAACTGTTTGGAACGACTGCTCGTGTACCTCCGGTCTTACTTCTTTTCTTTGTGCCGTATTTCTTAACGGCTTGATCAAATTTTTTCTCATGTTGCATCATTAAACTCAATGCTATCTGTGCCATACCAGCATCTGATTCGGTACCAGCCTTATCCATATATAGACATTTTTTAACATAATCAACGATTGCAGAGTGAAACAAATTGTCTATATCTGGCGTATTTGTTATTGCAGTAACCTTGCTTGGGTTTCCATAGTAATGCAAAAGCAAACCATTTGTCACTGAATGGTCAAATGCCTGATATGCCTTCCTGTCTGTCCTTGATTCATTCGTAGAAGAATATGTAGTGATTAACCCTAAGTGGTCTCCCCTAATGAAATATAAAACTTTATCTTCTGGATACTTAATATTGCTTGCCATTATGAAGGCTCCTCTATTGCAGATTCAGACGTGTTATCAAACATCAATGGCTCACCATCCAATACCCTAGGTACCCGTATATAATCATCGTCATCATCCATAACATCTACTCTATAAACTTTATTTATACCCATAACATTACTACTGGAGTCTGTTGCACTGTCTGATAAGTCGTAAAACATTTGATTGGCAACAATGTTTATTTTAGCAGACATTGACTTCTGTGAGTATTGACCAAGCTCATTCAATGCATCGTTTATCAAAGACATGATATATGTTTCAGGTGCATTAGGAAATACCTGCCTAACTCTACTTATAATCTGTTTAACTGTTAATGATTGTATCGCCATTATCTCAACGCCTGTAATCCTTTGTCGTAATCTGCCTGTAATTTAGCTTGTTGTTTCTCATACTTGCCATACTCACTTGCATCTGCCGCCAGTCTTGCTTGAGCCTCATTGCCATAAGCCTGAGCTATATTAATTTTTGATTGTATCTCATTTGCATATCCCTGTGCTGAATTAAGATAACCACTTACTACTTGATTGTAGCCACCAACTTGTGAGATTCTAGCACTAACTTCATTTGCATAAGCCTGTGCTTCATTAGCTGATGCGTTTGCCTCTGATAAAAATCCATTACCCACAGTAACATGACTAGCCGCTAACTCAGGGTCTTCGTTAGAAGAGTTTGCTGATGTTACAGCTAAATCAAATTCTGAATTAGCTAAAATCACAGCCGTATTTATTCTATCAGCCGCAGAATTAATAGCCGTTAATGCTGTATCTATATCACTATCAACTTGAGTTGCCGACTCTCCCAGTTGGGTAACTGCCGCATCTACTTGAGTATTGACCAGATCACAAATAGCCTGAGTCTCATCCAGTTCTGTGTTTATAGCTGTTAATGCCGTGGTTACATCTGCATTGCTTGACTTGCTTGCCATTAAATTTTGTAGTGATCTTATTGCACCATATAACACAACAAGATGCTCTGCCTCATCTGGAAATACCGCAATCGCACTATCTCCATAAGCCACTGCCGGATACTGGACTTCTGAATAAGTACAGGAGCCGCCATCTGGAACAACATCCAGTCCATTATTATCTATATAGTACGCAGGGTCTGTAACAGTAGCGTGTATCATTTCATCTGCATCAGTCACTCTTCCTTTCTCACTTGCTTTTACCTGTCTACATGGTTGTTGTATGTCCCCATCGCTCCTAAAGACATTTAACACCTTGCCAGTATTTAAGGTACTCGCTGTACCAGACGTAAAAGACTGAGATGCCGCACATAGGGGTAAAAGCCTAGCGGGTAGATTATTAATAACTTCTTTAGCCCCATCCGTAAGAAATTGCGTTAGCTCGTCTTGAGTAGGGGCACTGCTACCATCTAGAGCAAGGCTTGTCAATCCCTCTACCTGTACTTCAAATGTTGCCATTATACACTCGCAACAAACAATTCAACATTAACATCATTGGTACTCGAGTCAACTATTATCTTAGATAAATCTTCAAAACTACTAAAAGCTGGAGACGTATCTGTTTCTCCTAGCATAAAATCATCAGGTGTTCCAAACATTAAACTTTTTCCAGCCTCAACAACAAACTGAGCATTATCACTTGCCCCAACAAGGGCAACATTGACAGGATTACTACTATCTAAATTTGTTAATCTTATATATCTCACATCATTTACATCAAAAGCTCCCGTAGATGTACTAACTGCGGCGGCAAATGTAGCAATCGTTGTATCCCCTGACGCTGGAACAGTTACAATTCTTTTATAAATTTCATTTATACCAGCAATCTCTAGCGTTCTTTTAGAGCCATAGTCCTGATTGTCCAGTACAATTTCTTCTTGTATTTTTACTTTTAATATAGCCATTGTTATTTCTTTATTTTCTTTATCTTGCCATTGTGAGTTCTAGCAAACTTATGAGTTTTAGTTTCCCTAATCAATGTACCAGAGTATCGCTTACCACCCCATTTCCAACTTACTTTCTTTGCCATTATTTACCCCAACTTTTTCTTGCTTTTAACTTAGAACCTTTACTCAGCTCTCCAAAGTGATATAACCTCTGAGATGACTTTGAATGAGTCTTTCCGCTATGGAGTTGACCGTTTGGCATTTTATGTTTACCGCCCTTCCATACCTTACCTTGCTTTGTATAATGATTTACGCCTTTCATAATAATCCTACCATTTTACCTTATTTGCCCAGTAAGCCGCAGACATTTTGCCTTTAGCTATGTTTTTACCGTGCCTTGCCTTAAAAGATTTACGTCTTGCTTTTTGCTTGGGTGATTCTCCCTTCTTTGGTTTACCGGCTGTCTTAACTCCCTGTTGACCAAAGCGTATAGTTTTTACTTTATTTCCTACTTTAGCAACAACAACATGAGATTTTGTTTTATGACTAGGAGTTCTTTTTGGTTTGTTAAAACCAGATACCCCTGCTCTTTTAAGCCTAGAATCTTTTTTCTTAGACACCTCTTCTCCTGTTCATTTCGCTAATGTTTTGATCCATACTTTGCACAGACAATTCAACATCTGTTCTTTTTCCCATATCAGAGGCCATCCACATATTTGTAGTGAATTTACTTTCAGAAGCTCTTTTACCGCAAGAGCGACAAGTGAACCAGTTGTCTTTATTATCTTTTTTGCAATGTATACATTTATTCATTATTAATCCTTTTAGGTTTTAGGGGCCACCCTTTATTGATAGCCCCTACAGTACCTAAAACTGCTATCCTTATGTATTCGGATTATTAAGCACTTGTCGCTCCAACTAAGTGAACCGTAGCAACTGCTGTCATAATGTGCCCACTAAGATGCCAATTAGTACCATCACAGACTAAAGACAACTTTAGACCCTCTGCTGACTGTGCAACAGAACCATCTACTGTTATTTTAGAGGAACCATTAAATGCATCTACTGTGCTATTTGCCGCTAAAGTAATAATGCCACCGTAAATATCAGTTCCGTCTGCACCGGTTGTTATACTGAAATCTGCATCATCGTCAGAATCGACAGTGAAGCAAAAATCATAATTAACACCAGCGACTGCATCGGAAGCTGTCGGTAGAGTTAAAGCTACATTATTATCCACAGCGGACATATCAACAGCGAAAAGAGTTCCAGACTCACCCGCAGTCAGTGTTCTAGTCACTGCCGCAGAATTGTCTATTTTTTGAAACGCTCTTTCACCAGTTTGATAACTTGAGCTATTTGCGTTTAAACTAGCTGATTTCATTACTCAACTCCTTAATTGTTTTCAAGGTTAATTAAGGCATGAGACTCAGAAAGAGTGACCTCAAGACCGGCTTCGGTCAAGATCATATCTTTCCTTAAATCCTCATCAGCAGACTGGACATTGGTTTGAACCTGTGTATCACGGTTAATTCCATTGCCTATCAACGGGCGATAAGAGACCTGACTCATGTCAGCCATTAGCATAAAACCGTCTGCAATTCCTCTGAAAAGTGGCTCTTTAACCAGATTCAGTCTTCCGTGGATAGTGTCAATAACCATAATAGAATGACCAAACGCACCTTGGCGATTTGTCATATCCATTCTATAGTTGTTATTACTATGACCCATTGAAGCATCAAGAAATGCACCATCGCCAAGCTTATTGAAGAATGTGATCACTGGAAGTGAGCAAAGCACTAATTTATCTGATGCTCCACCCCTTGCCGGATCAAAGATTACTTCAAGATCACTTAACAATCTGTCGTATGTCATTTCTGCCTGAGCTGTACTTCTGTAGTAAGCACTACCAGAAGAATAGCTAAAAGCCGCATCGTTAACCGTTGGATTAACGTTCTTTAGAATGTGACCTACGAGACCTTCGGTGTACTGAATACCGCCTTGACGAGCTTTTTGACCAAAGAGCATAGCTCTTTCAATGTCAACTTTATGCTCACGAAGCTTATCAGCCCAGATACGACTCCACTCATCTGCATACCCACGATAGCGAGTTGCATAAGCGGTGTTTGTCATTTCAGCGGCTGTTTTAAAGATCTGGGTGTACCCATATCCATCTTCTAGCTCGGTTGAGAATACATCTGGAGAACCAGAACCCTCTTCAAAAGAAGTACCGATGATTTGACAGGTGTCGTTATCTGCTACTGAATTGTATCCAGATACGTTTGAATTAGACAGGTCGATTACTTTACCAGTAAAGCTACTGTCACTTGATCCGTGCGTAATCGCCGAATCAACTCTGACAACTGCGTGTCCAATACCTGCGTCCCCTGTTCTGTCAACTGTCTGAACAATAAACACCATACCTTTTAACAAGTATTCAACAGCGGCACCACCGGAAGTATCAACAGTAAAACTGTATGAAGAACCAGCGGCAACTGTACCAACTGCCCCCTTTACAAGAAAGGAACGATCGGTGAAGTTGATCTTGTTGCGATTTTCCAAGTATCGAAATACTGGGTCATCGGTAGGTGCCTTAGAAACTTTAGAAAGATAGACAAAGAATGGAGATTCTTCAGGTGCCAATTCAGCAACCCGGTCTCCAAAATTAAATATCCGTCTTCTATCCGGTCTTTGGCCTACGCTAGCATCAGAGGTAGTAGCAGTGACATCACTGGACTTTAACGTCCCTGTATTGTATGATATTGCCATTTTATTACCTTTGTGTTATGTGGTTGTTATTATGTTACGGCAATGCAGAACCAGACCCAGTACTCATAATACTATCAAAAACTTTATCAGCATCATTTTTTGGAGAATCAGGGGATTGCCCCTGTAGTACTCCAGCAGTTCTAGGTGCTTGTTTAGCCGCACTTACCGCTTCCATTGTATCATTGTTAGCAACAGACTTGCCACTCTGCATTTGCCAAAGCTTCACTAGGTTATTCAAACCTACTTGTTCTTTAGGCTGTGTCGTGAATTGCAAAAACTCTTGAATATCACCATCTGACATTCTATAAGTACCTCTTAATTCATTCACAGTATTTTGCATTTGCATATCAGCCTGTATCTGTCGCTGTTGTTTTGCCATTACATCCTGCAACCTTTCATTCACAAGTCCTTCAATCTTTTGATTGACGTACCTACCTGAATCAGAGTTTTCGTTTGTAAAGGCATCCCAAGGATTGAAATCGTCCGCAGTTACTTCTGGCCCACGTTGTTGTTGAGCGGGTGATTGAGCTATACCGTTTTCAAGGACTTCCACAAGGTCTGGTCTCTGCTCTAGTAGCTGAAGTATTTGAGCCCCTTGTTGCAATTTAGCATTCTCAGCCTGTGACCGATCATACATGGATTGAAACTTTTTTGACTCGGCTTCATGGTCTATTAAAGTAGCCTCTTCTTGAAGTTGTTCCTGAGCAACAGCCACCTCTTCTGGCATGGCTTGTTCGTTTACGATATCTTCTACGAATCCCTCATTGGACATGGGTTGTTCGCTTTGGACGTTTGCTTCCTGTTGTTCTAGTGTTGACATAGATTCTCCTTAGATGTCTAGGCTTCGGGAGCTGAACCGACCTTTCTCTGTACTTCTTTGAGATTATTGGACAATTTCTCCACCTCTAGCTTCACCTCGTTTTCTAGTTTACCACGTTGTACCCTTCTATCAGCCTTAGATTCGGAATTGACTTCAGCCAATCTTGACTTGAATTTTTCAACTTCGACTCTCTTTCTGTCGCTGACAGATTCTCTTTGGGCAGTCTGCAAGTCACCTTGCAAATTCTTTATTTGTTCTTCCATTGACTGCATTTGTTGTTGCATTAATTGTTTTTCTTCTGTCCTTCTCATAATGCCCTCTTTATCAAACAGTTCTGGATTCTTCTTTAATACTTCATACCGGTCTACAATTCCCATCTGGAACGCCTCTAGGTATACATTTAGCTCTGCATACTTATTAGAAGGCATAGTAGAGCCCGGTTCAATTCTTATGTCATGTTGTTCTAATATGTGCTTATCTTTCTTCAAATCAACAACCGCACCACTTACATCTGTGTAGAAATTTGCCATGACCTCAGTAATGTTATTGTTTGGCTGTGCCAATCTAAATATTTTTTTGTAGGTATAGTGTCCTTTGGACAGGTTATACAAAACCTTACCCAGCTTATTGACACTAAACTCTATATCCCTAAGTTTAGACTTAGGTCTTTCACTGCCTAATGCGATCATTCTTTCTGTTGCTCTCATGGTCTCTGGAGCCTTTTCTGCAAATCCGTGCATCATTTCCGGTAAACCAAATATAAAATCTATGTAAAACTCTGACTGTTGTATCAACCTATAGAACTCTCCAGCCAAAGGTTGCGGTGCTGGATAGTGAGGTTCTCCCTGAGATGAGTCAACTTCTATTACAGCATTAGGGTTAGCCCAATCTTTTTCTAACTGGTCAAGGTCTTCAACACTGCCTAAAGGAACCAACAGCTTTAAACCTGCTGAAGCCTGTGCATGAGACAGGGCGAGTGACCACAGTTTGTTAAGTAGCCTTTGCATAGGTCTGGCTCTGGAAACATCAGACTTTGGATAAGGTGTTCCAGTCCAGATATTTGGAAGGGGTATGATAGGATACTCGTCAGTATTTAATATTTGCTCATAAAGAACAACCTCACCCATAGACGCACAAACCTTAACTCTGGTCTGCAAAACTTCTATTGCAGTAAAAGCACCAATCTCAAAAGCCTCTATGTTCTCTTGGTAAAACTGAGAGTACTCCTCTTGGGATAAGATGGACTCGTCCTGAGTCTGCATGTCAATGACCCTATAGTAAGGAACCTTGACCTTATAGAATCTTTCAAGTACCTGATATTTATTTACCTCAAAGTAATCTTTGTCCTTAACCTCCGCTGGAGTAAAGACAGACATTGAGTTTCTATTTTGAGAAGAAGGATAGTCCTCTTCATCGTAGGTAAAGCCAGATATACTTTTTATAAGACCCGGTATCTCTTCACCGGTCTCTGGGTCTACTTTATCATCTAATTCAGGGTAGAGGTTGACGGCCTGTTCTCCCGTAAGAATGGTGGAAAGGATAATGCCATCCGAATCGCTGAACCAACGATTTCTAGAGCTGGGAGATGCGTAAACTCTAAACGGGTCAACATAAGTGAACTTCACGTCACCTCTACCAAAATCTGATTCTGAGTCGATATAGGCATACAAATAACCCATACCCGTGGTAGCGTAATCTTGTATTGCTTGCTTCATTTGCCAGTCACCATCTGACTTCTCCCAAACGTAACCCAGTATGGAACGCCATAAAGATGCTACCTGAACATCAGAGTCCTCTCTGGGGGTTATGGTAAAAGCTGGTGGTCTGGATGTAAGTACTGCTTTAAATTTTTCTATTGCGGCAGATACCCTGTCCATAGGGATATCCGCTTGATTTCTTTGAGAAAGCTCATCAGACTCATCTTGGGTAAAGTGATTTCCAAGGTAGAAATCAATATCTTTACGAGCCTCAGTATCCCACTCTGACCTTGAATCACGCCATTGACGATACAGTTCTTCGTTATAGGAGGCTCTAGGGTCTTGATCCATTTTGCATTGTTTGCATTTTAAAATACTCCAACATATCTCTCAATCTTGAGGAGTCTGCCACAGAAGGAATTTGTGGCATGCGGCCGGGCGATTCTACTTTTTCCCCTTTTAAAATACCCTCTAACTTTAAAAGCTCTAAGGCCTTCTTAGCTTTATTGGCGGTGTCCTGATTAATGCTGTCTCGTAGAGCACCAGCCTGTTGCCTGACCACACCAAGTGTGCTACCCTGATACACTTCCGGGTTTGCCATTCTATAATCTATTTGCAATGGGTCGTCAGCGGTAGGTTCTGGCATTTGATTTACGGGGCCACCATTTTCAAAACCTAACAAGCCCATAAGTCCTTTCTTGCCTTCTGGCTCTACGGCTTCTGGATTTAATAACTGTTGAACCATATCAAAAGAAATAGAGTCTTGGGGCATATTCATAGCTTTTTCTTCAGCCCTGCTCCTTGCCACCTGCCTACTTAAATTTAATTGTGGCCTTGAAGCCTCACCTAAATAATACCTATTTCCATCATCGGTAGGCATTTCATAGACAGCCTGCATCATACCTTCAGGGGTTCTATTCATTCCGTATATACTACCACCATTTTCATAGCCAGTTAATCCACCTTGTTGTTTTACTTCATCAAAATAACCCTCTCCTTTCAATATAGACTTTACCAAAGAATTTGTAGGTGCCGAGGTGCCAACAACGGGATAGCCACCACGCTCGCTATAATAATCTCTCTCTGCCTGAATAACGGATTCATTAATATTATCAACCATATCACTCCAATTTTCATAACCCGGTTGACCCTTGAGCTCCCTTTTTAACCTAGCACCTCTCATAACTCCTTCTTTATCATAATCAACGTCATAAAGACCAGATCGACTGTACACATCTCCTCTTATTCTTCTAGCCATTATCCTAGGGTCTACTTCAGCCTCACCACCATTTTGATAGCCTTTCATTTTTTCTTCTACCATGCCACCTCCAGCATAGTTTGGCATAATCTCGCCACCTCTAGTCATAGGCTTTAAGCCCTGAAGCGTACTCATTGCAATCAATCTATCTATAGAGGCATGACCGCCTTCCTTTGGTTTATTGTTCATTTCTTCTAACCTCATAACTCCTAATTCAAAATTTCCATCGCCAGCCGACTCAACGCCTAACTTAGGAACGAAGACCTCGCCGTTTGTCGTTATGGCATTTACGCCATTTGATATTCCCTCTTGAGTAACGGGAAACTGACTTGCCCATTCCTTTAACCAAGGGTTCATTTTTGTTGCGGGCTCTGTAATAACAAATCCCGGTGCCAGCCTTTTCTTTGTTGTGTCAGTTGACGGGCCTGCAATCATTCCTTTATCTCAAAATGTGGAAAATCATCAAATCTATTATCTTTCACTTCCCATCTTCCTTTCTCTTCATACATATCCCAGTTGCCACCCCATCTTATCTTAACCCCCATGCTACGAGCAATGCCAATAACGAACCCTGCAAAGAGGGTCTGTCTTTCCCTGTCTTCCCAATCCACAGGATAAGGGGTAACGTCAACGGCTTTAGAAGGGTTAGAATTGTGCCGGCCATTAGGATACTTGACCTTAGTACGTTTCTCATCATATAGCCTATTTTGCCTTTCCTTGCTTCTGTGACCTTCTAGAATTGAACAGTCAACGTGCTTAATGACCTCATTAAACACCTTCTGCAATCTTTTGTCACAAGTTGCTAATCTACTTTTTGATCTTGTTGAGTACCTTGGCATGTGTGTATTTTGCTATCTTATGTTACCAATAAAGTTATTAATAGTGCAATAGGTTTAAGCTCTTGCACCTGTCATCCAACTATATGTCTTTTTCATTGCACGTTTTACAGGCATATCATCATCATGCAACAATGATTCTTTCTTTGTCCTAGAGCTCTTAGGGGGTCTGGCAAAGTAGTCCGCATAGTACAACGCATCCATCACATCATCATTCCTAGGCTTAGGATGTTCAAAGAACTCATCTACCAACTCTGTCATTTCTCTTTGTAGATACAGCTTCTTAGAATTGACAATAGGGCCAAGACTGGTTTCCAGCCTATCTTCTTTTTTGATTCTAGCCGGAGGCTTAACGCCTTTAAATATACCGGGAAGAAGTCTTTTCTCTTTTGCGGAAAGCCGTGTAACCATATCCCGAACCATCTCCTGTGCCGCAACTGTCTCGATCGTGACACGGCGTACTGGTGTATACTTGTTCGCAAGTCTAATAATTTCCTTGGGAACATCGAATGTTGGTATACGCTCACGAAAATATTCCAGTACATACCTATTGTTGCTGGAATCAATGCCCATGACCAGTATGACCTGATAGTCAGAAGTCTCTGAGGCAGTAGCCGCAAGGTCAACACCCATGTAGATATTGATTGGGATAGCGTCATCACCGTCTATAAGATAATTAAATTTATTCTTACATTCAACCCTTCCGTTATAATATTGTATCCGGTCTATTTTAAAAGAAGCACTGGATACATCCCTAGCATCATTCATATACTCCTGAGCAAACTTATTTACCAGCCCGGCTTCAATGAACTCCCGCTTTTTTGCTTTTAATTTTTTATTAGAGAACTGCGATGCCCACAACGGTTTACCATCTTCAATAGCCCTGTAGAAGTTAACATCCCAAGGATACTCTCTTTTGTCCTCCTGTGCCTTCTTCCAGCCATCATAGGTCATTTGTAGATAGGAGTCATAGTGCACAATAGTGCCAGATAGCCATATCCAGCCCTCATTGCCCGGTGTTTCCTCTAAGGCTGGGTATACTGTAGATACTATCCACTTCTTGATATCAGCACGCCTTTCTGGTGTTTTGGTATTTAGCTCTGATTCAAAATCATCCAGCACAATACCCGTATATCTTACATCTACCTCTGCCCTACCTCTTAATCTTTGTGATGTCCCTTTAGATATCACCCTGTCACCTTTAGGGGTAACTAAATCTTTTTCTGTCCAGCGTTTACCTACACTACCACCGTCCATATTACCAAAGTAGTAGCGGATCATCTTGTTATTCTCGAAATGAGAGCGAATATACTTCAAATGGTCAATAGCCTGAGACTGCTCTTCGGATACCCAAGCAATAAAATGCTGGTCTCCCTCTTGTGCAAAGCACAGTTTGTGCATGATAGCCGCTTTTGCTATGACAGATTTGCCATGCCCCCTAGGTATAATGTTACATATTCGTGCTCCGGGTGCAGTATCTATCATCTTTTCAGCCATTTCGTAATGAAAAGGTGCCGATTCAGACTTCTTCAGGAAGTCGTTAGGCAGAAACGCTCTACCAAAGTAAATAAGGTTAGTATACGCCTTGGCTAGAACCTCATCCCGCTTTTCCATCTCTGATGGGGGTGGAGTAATGTTAAATGACATGTGCGGTCTATAATCCGTAGTTCTTAATAAGCCAATTTCTTAATTGAGGCTCTACTATTTGATGC